AGCCCAACGGACACCTAACACCGGCCTTCATGGCCCAGAAGGAGAACTGAAATGTCAGACCAACTAATCGGAAAATCAGAAGTCACATGGGAGCTGGTAAACGCTCTTGAGAACTTGGCAGACGCGCAGCAGCAGTGTGAAGCGCAATTCGTAGCTGCGGTTTACCACAAGCGCGCTCTTGATGACCGTCGCGTTGATGTGAGCAAGGCGTTTGACGCGTGCCGGAAATTTGAGTGCCTCGACGTGGACAAGATGATGGAGCAAAAATTCGTCGTCACGTCTCAGATGATCGACGCCTATCGGGCTGAACTGCTTGGCCAGACCAGCGCACCGGTAGCAACTGGGGCCATGATCTACGAGCTTGCTGATGCTCAAGAGCCAATGGGTGACGATCTCAAAAAAGTTTGGGTTGAAAATACAGAAGAGCTTTACACTGACAGCGCCGACGAGCTGAACGACTTGTCGCCTCACGAGGGCGAAGAGGAAGATGGGCTGCCGGAATGGGCAAAGCTAAAAGCTGATGACGGTGATTGGCAGCCATATGATTACAGCGGGAAAGCGCCAGATAATGTGGTGAGCGTCCTGTATGCTGATGGAGAGGTTGACGACGCCGCTGGCGCAGCGTGGCTGATGTATGAAGAGGTAGTGTCAGAGAACATTCCGAAGGAAGACGTCATCATCGGTTATAAGACTTCGACCGACGAAAAGCACCTCGAAGCCCAACCCGTAGAGCAGGAAGCAGAGCCAGCGCCTGCGCCTGAGACCGTCGACCACTTCGCACAAGCAACCGCTCAAATCGAAGCCAGCATTGATGAGCGCGAAGAAGCGGCAGCGTCGGCATATGATGTAGGCCAGAAAGTGACGTTTGAGGACGACGACGGCGCGACATTGTCGGGCGAGATTTCTAAAGTCAGTCAAGACTTTTCGACCCACGAACCATTTTACAATATCGATGTGCTAAATGAAAATGGTGTACGAGAATCGTATTTCCAAGTCGATCATGATCGCGTGACACCAATCGAAGCACAGGCAGAGACTGAAAGCACTGAGACGGAGGCAGAACCAGACACAGCAGAAACCATGCAAGCCATTGCTCAGGCCGTAGAAGCGGTTGACGCTGAACCGGAAGAAGAACAGGCCGTTCATGTCTTTGGAGAAGGTGAGGTCCAGACGTTTGGCGAAGAAGGCGTTTTCACTGAACAGCCTGAGACAGCCTCAGATGACGTCGAAGCCGCTATCGACGCCGCTCCGCCAGCAGCTATCCCTATCCCGTCCAAAACACCGGTAGGCCCTACGGTCGGCGTTATGCTTGATCCTATCGACGCCACCGGCGACTACACGCAGGAAGAGGTGCAAGCTCTATCCGGCTTCGACCCGCGCACACAATCCGACGACATTGCGGCTAAGGAGCCTGTGGCCTTCGTCCCTCACAATCCTTGGGCGCCGACTGCAAAAGCGGAGGGCTAAATGCGAGAACTGCAATGGTTCATCCTTCGCGTTAAGTCCACTCGGGAGCGGTCGGTTATCCGGTCGCTTTCTGAGCGCGGTATCCGGTCAGCCTTCATCGGCGAGAGACACAAGGACGAACGAGGCAACGCGACAGACGATGATTGCCGCGTAGACGTTCCAGGCTATGTCTTCATCGAGATGGAGCGCATAGGTGATGCTCTGCACTGGCAGAAGCTGGCCAATCTTCCAGAGGTCTATAATCTCGTTGGACAGTTCGCCGGCCTCAACGTTGCCCGGGTGCCAGCATGGTTCATGGAAAAGCGCCTGAAGCATGTACGCCTGAAGGAAGGTGGATCTGAATACGTCATCTTCCTGAAGCGTGACGAGAAGTCTACCGTCATGCAGCGCATCAAGTTCCTCAAAGGTGAAACCGTCCGCGTTAAGTCTGGCCCTGCAACAGGTATCTGTGGCACTGTACAGGAAGACACAGAGTCAGCGGTTCGTATCGACTTCGGCAATTACGCTCTCAACGTCGATCAAACGCTTGTGGAGAGGGTGGCGTGATATCTTTAGATGCCTGCAGACATCATCTGATTGTAAAGAAAAATATTTTGTTACAAGACGTTGCGCACGAAGCGCCGGTGAGGTATTTTTCGCAAAGCCCTTCTCCATTTTCTATGAGTGAAAGGTTGCGGCGCTTGGTTTGAAGTTAGAAGGTCAACCAAGTGCCGCGCTTCTTGCCGCGCATTGCTTCCAGATTTTAGCTTCTTGATTTCCCTCACAAATAGGGTTAGTTTTTAACCCCATAGGCGAAGTAAGTCTGTGGTGCGATGCATCCTCCCTGAAAAGCCACAACGGCAGACGCTAAGCGAAAGCCGGTTCATGACGCGCTTCCCATCAGAAGCCGCGTCTTTTTTGCACCCTAATTTCAGTTTGCCGCCGAGAAGTCTCACATACTTCTCAGTACCTTCCCGTAAGAGGCATTTCGGCGGCTACCCCATAGCGAGGCCAGAGCATGGCTGATCGACTAATCCGACTAAGAGAAAATCAGCGCTACATTGTTCGCGGTCTCTCCCACGATGCAGCGCGCCGTTGCTTCTATCTGGATCTGCGTAAAGACGAAGCGCTTAACGTAATCATCGATGCGACCGGCATTCTCGACACTTCAGAGACGATAACGGCAGAGGTCACGAAGGCCGATGGAGTGACAGCGTCAGTGTCAGAGTCCAGCGGAGTGATTACACTCCAGCTATCGGCGCTAACTGCACAAGGTGATGTGGACATCAAGATTACCCGATCAGGCGGTCAGATACACAAGCTAACCCTGAAAGCGCTGACTGAAAACTCTACGGACTGGATGAGCGACTATAACACAGCATGGGGCTTTGCCTGATGCCTGCACTAAGCAACGCACAGCACGAAGCTTTCGCTCAGGCTTGCGCTCAAGGGGCGTCAAAAGCCGATGCATACCGGAAGGCTGGATACAAGACGAAGACCGTCGAAGGCGCCTCAGCAAATGCTATACGTTTGCTAAAGAATGACAAAGTGGCCAGCAGAGTAGCGGAACTGCAGAGAGAAGCGGCCATGAAGGCCGATATTACGCGCGAGTGGCTGCTTGAACAGGGCAAGGCGATACTGGCAGCCGCAATGAACGACTCCTCTCACGCAGCGTCTGTGGCGGCTCTGAAAGAATTGGGCGTTTTGAGCGGAGAGCGGGTCGAAAAGTCCGATAACACGCAGCGCCACAATCTCGGAAACATGAGTGACGATGAACTCAAGCGAATTGCTGGCCTTAGCGGCTCGTAAGACCTTAGAGCGCCGTTCCTCACTGATCGAATTCACGCGGCACACTTTCCCGCAATATCGACCGGCGCCGCATCACCAGAAGATTGCCGAAAAGCTGGAAGCGGTTGAACGCGGAGAGATTGACCGGCTGATGATCTTCATGCCGCCGCGTCACGGTAAATCAGAGTTGGCGTCAAAGCGGTTTCCCGCCTGGTATCTCGGTCGCAACCCGTCACGGCAGGTTATCACGGCGAGTTATAACCTGGAGCTTGCTCAGGACTTCGGCAGAGAGGTCCGGAACATCGTTAAAGAGCGCGAGTATGGTGATGTGTTCGCGACCGAGCTTGCTGCAGACAGTCAGGCGGCGGGACGCTGGAACACAAACGCGAAGGGCGCTTACGTTGCCGCAGGTGTTGGCACAGCTATCACAGGCCGCGGCGCTCATCTGCTTCTGATTGATGACCCTGTGAAGGACCGAGAAGAGGCGGAAAGCGAGCGCAGGCGCGATCAGGTCTGGAACTGGTACACATCCACAGCCTACACGCGATTGATGAAGGGCGGCGCGATCATACTGATCCAGACGCGCTGGCATGAAGATGATTTGGGCGGTCGCCTTCTGGAAGCAGAAGAGAATGGCGGCGACAAGTGGGAGAAGTTGATCCTTCCGGCGCTTGATGGAGAGCAGGCGCTCTGGCCGGAGGAATATCCGGCGCAACGGCTGCAGCAGATTAAAGCCGCAATTGGTCCGCGCGACTTCTCGGCGCTGTATCAGCAAAAGCCAAGCCCGGAAGAGGGCACGTTCTTTCTTCGTGACTGGTTCGACCGGCACCATGCAGGCACACAACCGCATTGCAATGTCTACATCACGAGCGACTTCGCGGTGACGGATGGCAAGGGCGACTATACCGAGATTGGCGTCTGGGGACATGGCGAGGGCGGAAAGCTTTATCAGCTCGACTGGTGGCACGGACAGACAGCTTCCAGCGAATGGATTGAACGACTGATTGATTTGATTGCTCGCTGGAAGCCGCTTTGCACGTTCTACGAGCAAGGGGTAATCGAAAAGGCCGTTTCCCCGATGATTACGCAACGTATGCGCGAACGGAAGGTGTTCTCACGCATCGAAAAGGTTCCAAGCATTGCCGATAAGCCAACGCGCGCAAGGGGATTTCAGGCCCGCGCAAGTATGGGGAACGTATCGTTGCTTAAAGATGAGCGCGGTGAGCGCGTCCTTTCGCAGCTCCTTACTTTTCCGGCTGGCAAGCATGATGATGCGGTCGATGTCTGCTCTCAGATCGGCATGATGATCGATCAGGCGCATCCTGCAATCATTCCAGTGAAAGAAACGCCAAAGCCGCGCGACGCGTGGGCAACTGAATCTGTCTCAGATGACGTAGATTGGAAAACTGCATGACAATGGATCCGGGCGGAGAAGTTCACCGCAAGATCAAAAGCTGGTTCATGTCGTCAGAAGAGGCGAGTCGTGAAGCGTTCCAGAAGATGGAGCGTGATCAGGACTATTATGATGGCAAGCAGCTTACTCATGCAGAGTTCCAGGCGCTTGCATCGCGTGGTCAGCCGCCAATCACGATTAACCTGATCCGAAGGAAGATCGACTTTCTGCTTGGTCTGGAAGTCCAGCAGCGGGCAGACCCCAAAGCATACCCGCGAACGCCGCTTGATGCAGATGGCGCAGAAGTTGCGACCGATACGTTGCGTTATGTGGGCGATTGGAACGAGTACAGCTATACTCGGGCACGTGCATGGAGAGACATGCTTGTGACGGGTGTCGGCGGGTGCATGGTAGACGTGGCGCCTAATGGGCGGCCAGTTAAGCCGGTCCTTCAGCAATACGGTATTGATCGGAATAATCCAAACATCGTAATCAGGCGAACGCCGTGGGATCGCATGTGGTGGGATGCTCACAGTTCGGAGCCGGACTTTTCAGACGCAACGCACCGCGGCCTTGTGATCTGGATGGATGCAGAAGACGCCAAGCTGCAATATCCGGATGCAGTCGGTCACATTGAAGCTTCGCTTGAAGGCGGAGCGCAATCAGAAACGTACGATGATCGGCCAAAAAATGCAGGCTGGTGTGATACCGAGCGCAAGCGGATTCGTGTCGTTCAATGCTACTGGAAGCAGAGTGGGCGCGTGTTCTGGTGTGAGGCAACGGGCGGAGGCATTCTTGCAGGCGGCGAGACGCCTTGGATGAATACGGACGGAGAGCCGGAAGACCCTTACATCTGGCGTTCTGCATACGTCGACCGGGACAATAACCGGCACGGTGTGGTGCGTGACATGATCGATCCGCAGGATGAGGTCAACAAGCGTCGATCCAAAGCGCTGCACCTGCTTACAATGCGTCAGGTCGTCATGGACGAAGGCGCGGTCAGTGATGTTGAGAAGGCTAAACGCCAGCTTGCGCGTCCTGATGGTGTGATCGTCAAGACGCCGGGAATGGAATTTAACATTGCCGAGAACAGCGACCTGACAACGGGACAGATGCGTCTTCTGGAGCATGCAACCGCTGAGCTGGAGAAGATGGGGCCTAACGCTGCTCTGCAGGGTGTCGGCACAGAAGATCAGTCCGGACGAGCTATTCAGGCACAACAGCAGGGTGGGATGGTTGAGCTTGGCCAGCTTCTGGACCATTTGCGCAGCATGGACCGCGGCGTGTTTTCGTCTGTGTGGGCTCGGGCTAAGCAGTTCTGGGATGCTCCCCAGTTTATTCGGGTGACTGATCGCGATGATGCTCCGCAGTTTGTTGGCCTCAATGAGCCGGTTGTCGATCCATCGACTGGAATGGTGGTGGGCACAAAGAACAACGTGGCTGATCTTGATATCGATATCATCATCGAGAATGCGCCTGACGTTGCTGTACTTGAGCAGGAAGTCTGGTCTGATCTGACGCAGATCATTCCGACGCTGGCTCAGCTTCCTCCAAATCTGCAGCAGTTTGTCGTTGAGGCTTCACCACTTCCGGCAAGCCGGAAACGCAAGCTGACCGAGATATTGCAATCAGGCATGCAGCAAGATCCGCAAGCGATGGCGATGCAGCAAGCTGCCACTGAACAGCAATATCGCAAGGGTGAGGCAGAGATTGCCGAGAAAGAAGCCAACGCAGTGAAGCGTCAGGCTGACGCCCAGAAGGCGATGCGCGAGGCTACGGCCCCTGTCGCCATTCCGATGTAACAGATTTCACTCCGGCCAGAGTGACAAGCGGACGACGCGCATAACGGTCGAACTGGACGCCGCAGAGCGGGCGAATGTGTGACGCCAACCGAAAAGGGCGATTCAATGAGCAATGAAACACCGATGGATCAGCTTTTAGCTGATGAGATGGAAGATTCTCTGGATAATGTTCCGGAAGCTGAGGTCGAGGAGCAGGCGGAGCCTGAGCCGGAAGCCAAAGACGAACCGGAAAAGACTGAGGCTGATGCGACAGACCCGGAGGACGGTTCTGAAGTTGAAGCCAATAGCAATCCCGAGGATCGCAAAGACGGATTACCGCCATGGATGCATGCGCGCATTAAGGCGGCTGATGAAAAGGCCCAGAAAGCTATGGCTGAGGCGGAGGATTACCGTCGACGAATGGAAAGCTTTATGGAGCAGCAGCGGCAACAGCCGCAGCAACCTCAACAGCAGCCGGACCAGATGCAGCATGTCTTGTCAGCGGTAGAGCAGCAGAACTTCAACACGCGCCTTGCATTCTCAAAGCGGTTCGCCGCTCAGGAATTTGGCCAGGAGGAAGTTGAGCAGGCTTTGAAATGGGGGCGCGATCGCTGTGAGGTCGACAAGCATTTCAACCAACAAGTCTACACATCTCAAGACCCTGTCGCAGATGTCGTTAAAGCCTATCGCATGGACCAGACCCGCATGGAGCTGGATCAGTATGGCGGCGATATCAACAAGCTCGTTGAAGCCAAGTTGGCTGAACGTATGTCGCAACAACCTGACGCCGGGGACACGGGCGAGATCAGAACACCTTCGCAGCCGCAAGGGCGCATGCCGTCCAACTTCGCCACGTCAAGCAATGAATCGCGTGGACGGACGGGTACGAGCTATTCAGGCCCGACACCCCTTAGCGAGCTTCTGAAATAACGATCTGGCCTCTGGCCGGTAATTATGGAGCATGAACCATGGCTGACATTCGCGCAGCAACAGGGCTCGAAGTAGAAAAGTGGGATAACAATTTCTACACCGAGTTCATTCAGGAGAACCCGTTCAAGCCTGTTATGGGTTTGAACGAAAACTCGATCATCCAGATAAAAGAAGGCTTCGGAAAGCAGAAGGGCGATAACCTGACAATTGCTCTCGTTAACCGTCTGACTGGCGGCGCCGTGACGGGTACTGATGTGCTCGAAGGCAATGAGCAGGACATGTCGTCTCGATCCTACAAGTTCGAAGTCGATAAGCGCCGTACTGCGGTGCGTGTGGCTGAAATGTCAGAAATCCAATCAGCTATCAATCTGCGAGATGCGCAACGCTCAACGCTTATGACATGGGCGCAGGAAGACGTGCGGGACCGAATCATTGAAGCTCTCGGCTCTATCAATGGTGTGGCGTATGCGTCAGCTACTGAGGTGCAGAAAGATGCATGGCTGGCAGACAACGCGGACCGTGTTCTGTTTGGCGCAGCAACGTCGAACAATTCCGGCAATGACCATTCGGCATCGCTGGCAAACATCGACAACACAGCCGACAAGCTGACTCCGGACGCGCTGTCGCTCATGAAGCGTCTGGCAACAGCAACGCGCTCTGGTTCTCACGCAGGTAAGCCAAAGATTCGCCCGATCCGCGTGGCCGGCATGAATCGTCGGTACTTCAAGGTATATGTCGGACCGCGTACTTTCCGCGATCTGAAGACCAACTCCACAATTCAGCAGGCTCAGCGTGAAGTTCAGCTTCGCGAGGAGAATAACCGCCTGTTCCAGGGCGGCGATCTGGTCTGGGATGGCATGGTTATCCATGAGGTCGATGACATCACACCTATCGAGGGCGTTGGCGCGAGCAGCATCGATGTTGAGCCTGTTTATCTGTGCGGCGCTCAGTCGCTCGTTTACGGCGTCGGACGTCGCTACAAAACGAAGACTAAGACCTTCGACTATGGCGACAAGTACGGCGTCGCAATCGAAGCAATCGACGGCATTTCTAAAATCCGCTTCGGAACGGGTACAGGCGACCTTGATGATCCAGTCGATCACGGCGTCGTCACTGGCTATTTCGCAGCAGTAGGAGACTAATCGAATGGCTTTTCCAACTCTTGATTATAATCTCGGCAATGCAAGCGATGTGCCGGGCGCACTTGGCGGTCAGGCTGTTCAGTCTGTCGCTCTGAGCAAGTCCATTACAACGGCCATGCTTGCTTCTGGTATTGTGACGGCGCTCGTCAAAATGCCAGCCGGTACGCGCTATGTGGGCCTTTACGCCAAATCAGATGATCTGGACACCAATGGCCTTCCAGCGCTGGCAATTGATATCGGTATCGCGGGTGTGTCTGACACCACATACGATGATGTTGATGCGTTCGGTGATGCTCTGGATGTCGGTCAGGCTGGCACGTCAACTGAGGCGATCCTGCAGGCAGGCATGGGGCTGACAGTCCCTGTTGATCATTATGTGACGTTTACGGCAGCAACTGCAGCAGCAACTGCGGCGGCGGGTACGTTCACGCTCGGTCTTCAGGCGGTGCTTCCGTAATGCGCTTTAAGTTCATCGGAGATCCGAGGAACGACTTTCATGGCCCCTCATCTGTGAAGATGGGGGGCTATGAATTCCCTCGTGGAAGTTGGGTGGAGGTGAATTGTGAATTCGCTTCGCGCCTGATGAAAAATGATCATTTCGAATTTGAGGCCGATACGCTGCCAGAGCCCGTCGACGCCAGTGTGCCAGATGGCTGGCAGGACATGCACTGGAAGCGGAAGGTCAGCCTTGCCAAAGAGCTGGCGCCCGAAATGGCTGATCTGATCAAAGGCGTTGATGACGCTGAAGACATTATTCGAGAGCATGCCTGATGGCTATCACGCGCGCCAATATTGCTGCAGACGTTCTTCAGAAACTGTTTCAGATTGAAGGCGGTGCAGTTCCGGAGGCTTCCGATGAGGCGGTTGTTCTGACTGTCCTGAATAGCCGCGTGGAAGCGCTCAGAGAACATGGCGTTGCATGGTGGGATGATGACGATATCCCGCTGCAAGTTCGTGACGCGCTCGCAGATTACATAACCGGCTTCGTTTGCACACAATTCATCACTGACACGATGGAAGTCGGTAAATATCGTCAGCTGAGCAAAGAGGGCGATATGGAAATAAGACGCCTTGCAGCCAATAAGGCTGAGGGTGCACCAACAAGAGCATTGTATTTCTAATGCCTCTCGCTGAGCTTGCTGCAGGACATTACGAGCGTGACGGTCAGGGCGATAATCGCAAATGGCTGGTAAACGCTTACGCAGAGCCGAACACGTCCGATCCGGCGCGGCCTATGCGCCTGACGCGGACGCCTGGAAGCCTTCTGTATTCTTCCGGCCTGTCTACGTCCTGTCGCGGCATCTGGTATCAGGAAGGATTTTCGGACAAGGTTGTTGTGGCAGACGGAACGGCGCTTAAACTGTTCCCTACTGACTTCTCAGCACCTACGACGATGACCGGAACGCTGTCTGGCACGGATCGCGTTCAAATGGCCTCTTCTGAGGCTGAAAGCGCGTTTCTGAGCGATGGTGATATCTACATTGCGGCATCTGGTGCAACGACCTTTGCCGCGGTAACAGACGCCGACTTTGCAACACTGCTATCTGATCACGGTCAGACCGGCTTTTCTTCGATTGCCAGCATTGGTCAGCGCCTTGTGTTCACATACGGATCGCGGCTTGGGTTTACAGATGCGGGCGACTTCGACGCGACAACGACGCTCAGCTATTACACGGCAGAAAGCTCGCCTGATCCGCTCGTTGCGGCTGTGGTGCTTGGCAATACGATCTGGCTCGTTGGTACGCAGACGATAGAGCCTTGGGTTCAGACCGGCGACAACACAGACCCTTTCAGCCCGATACAGGTTGACCCGATTATGCGGGGCGGGAAGTGTCGCGATTCCATCATCCAGATGGACAACACGCTGATCTGGATCGGTGATGACAACGGCGTGTATCGGCTCGACGGTATGACGCCGACGCGCATGGATGCGAAAGACGCATGGGTGACACGCATGATTGCGGAAACCGATGCTGACGACATTGTCTGCTCCAAGGAAGAGATAGACGGTCACGCCTTTTACATCATCAACACGCCAACCGGCTGTGTGTGTCTCGATCTGGCTAATGGCACATTCCACAAGCGCGAAACATACGGGCAGGCGACATGGGAATGGGCATACAGGGCGCGCGCTGGATCGCTGTACTTTGCAGGATCACGGCTTGGCGCAAAGCTCTGTAAGCTGTCCCGTGATTACAAATGGGACGATCTGACAAGTGCGAGCGGAACCGGAACGGCAATCAGCCGGAAGTTCTCGGCACACCTCCCAAGCATGACGGGCCGCAGAGCAATCGAGAATGTGCGCCTTGACGGCATCACGGGGGCTGGCCTTGCATCTGGTCAGGGCTCTGATCCGGTGATCACGATGGAAATCTCGGTTGATGGTGGCAACACGTTCGGAAACGGGCGCGACCGATCAACAGGTAAAGCCGGTGAATACAAGAAAAACCCGTTCTGGACGCGCTGTGGACGCGCTCGCCCGGG